GTTTAGAATAGTATAGAGTGCCTTTGCATTCTAGAGTGTCTAATCTTACAAACGTTGTTGTTTGTTCGTGTTCTTCGTATTGTATTTCGTCAGTAAAGCCGTTAAAGCTTACTGCTTCTTCTTGCCAATATGTTTCTGTTTCTATGCAAACACGAAACTCTGTGTCGTGTATTTCTATTTCTCCTTTCATTATCCGAATATTAAAAGTGTGTAGTAATACATTGTAGCCAAAGAGCATAAAAATATTATGCCGTAGATCGTGTCTTTTAGTTCTTCCTTTTTCATAATTTATTTGATTAAATTTTTAATTGCATAATCTAAGGTACACCATCTATCCTTGTATTTGTCATATAGAATTGGTACTCTATTTTCGCTTTCATTTACATAATAAGGTATAAAAACATCATTGTATTTTAATCCGCCATATTCAACCTCAAAATTTATTTTTTTACCTATTAAATCTTTTGCTTTCATAATCTATTTAAGTTTATCAAGTTGTTTAGTAAATCTTTCGTTTAGTCTGCCTATGCACATATAAAATATTTCTATGTTGTGTTCGTTTTTCTCTTTGATATTAGGAAATTCTAATCCTAAGCCAAAGGCGACAGACCATGCTGCATCGTATATTCTTTTCTCAAAGTGTTCTATTGCTTCCTGTATTTCAATAAGCAATTCAAGTGATTCTTTTCTGTTCATTTTTTTAAGTGTTAAATTAATTGTGTATACAAATCTAACAATAAAAACGAATTGTTAACAAAAAAAGTTACGTTTTTAACAAAAAAGTTTTAGAAAAGGTGTGTAAGTCTTGCTACTTGTCCGTTTTCACGGTGATGAATAAAGCCTTCTACTGCAGCTAAAGACAAATAACCTTTCTTGTGATGCCAAGAATCTGCACCACTTGGAGAACGTAAAGATTCTACGGTTACTCCTATATAGTCTTTGCTTGTTTTATGGTGAACGTGGTGTGTATAAACGTATCTGTGTTTAGTTTCTGACCATTCTAATGGGAATTCTGTTGCCATAAGCAAAGGTAAGTCTTGATGCTTTGCACCGTCTCCGTGTGTAGTGCCTATTAAGTTTTGTCCGTATTTATAACCTTTACGATGTGCTATTGAACAGTCAAAGCTTATGTTTTTGCAGTTTCTGAAATACGTTTTTATGACATCGGCAAGAAAAAAACCTGTTTGATAGTCGTGATTACTTGGGTTAAAAGTAAAATGTACGTCTGCTACTGCGATCAACTGAAGTAATATGTCTACATAAAGTTGCTTAGCTATTAAGAAATTAGAATACCATTGCCCGTCTGTATCTTGTGGCGTTCCTCCTGTCGTAGTTCGGTGTGGTGTGTCTATATGTAGAATATCGTTACCACCGATAAATAAAATCTTATCAATAGGAAAACCTTGTGCTTTGTTTAAAATGCCTTGTACGCCTTCTTTTACACGTTTAACGGCTATTTGATTGTTGTAGTCTTCGCCTGTTTCGAAAGAATCTGCAAGTTTGCCTATGTGAATGTCTGCAGGATCAATTACAAGTAGATAATCTTTCGTTTTTTCTTGGCGTATTAACTTAGGAAACTTAGGTGCAAATTGTTTTAAATCTTCTACAAGCTTTTTGCTTAGTTCTTCTAATTTGTTTTCGGCATCGTCTTTATGTAGTGGGTTCTTAAAGAATAGACTTGCTTGTTTTGTTTTAAGCCATCCGTGTTTAACGCTTTCAACGTCTACACCTGCTTCTTCAGAAGCTGCCTTTAAACCTCTGTAACGAAATAGTATTTCTGCTTCGTCTTTTGTTAGTCTATACCGTTTGTTTTCACTCATATAAATTTCTTAAACAACTGTAAAGCTGCTAAAACAAGAACGATCAAAAATATCCATAGTAAGTAATTAGGTTGTTTACTTGCTTTTGCTCTCTGTACTTCTACTCTTGTTTCTAGTCTTATAGTGTCTCTGTGTATCTTGTATTCTATTCGTGTTTCTAACCTGGTCTTAGGCACAAAAACATTTTCATAATGTATCACGGTATCTTTTGATGAAAAGTAGCGTTCATAAATTATAGTGTCGTGTCTGACTACAGGTATAGAATCAATTGTAGCTATTCGAATTGTGTCGCTTGAAATAAGAGGCTCTAAGCCTTTTTTAAGTGCCTTCCTATAGTGATAGTTAGCAGAACAAGAAAACAGCGTTAGAACGCAAATAAGACTATAAATTCGCATATTCTGCTTGTACGTTAAAACTTGGACAAGCTTTATTAGCATATTCGTTGTGTCCGTGAATCGTCATATCTTTATTGTACTTATGCATCAATTGTATCATTAGTAATATAAGCGAATCTTTTTGCGCTTGTGTTCGTGTGTCTTTAGCTTTCTTCATATCCTTAGACATACCACCAACGTAACAAATACCAATGCTGCCTCTATTGGCTTGTGCCGTATGTGCGCCTTGTTTGTTTAATGGTCTGCCTTCTTCAACTGTTCCGTCTATATGTATCAAGTAATGATAGCCAATATCATTAAAACCTCTTTTAAGATGCCAACGTCTTATGTCTGCTACATCGTGTTGCCTACCTTCGGGAGTTGCCGTGCAATGTAATATTATCTTATTTATCTTTCGCATTGATGTCTTTGAAGTCTTGCGTAACTTCTTTTGCTCTTGCAAATAGGTTCTTAAGTGATGCCCATAAGTCTATACCTTTTACTGCTTTAAAATTCTCATTGATACTAATCACTTCAATAGATACTAAAACTAAAGCTAGAATTTTAGTCGTTAGAAGTTCTACGCTAAAAAATGTTAATACTATATCGTTTAAAATGTAGTAGTCTATTAAGTAGAAAAGCATTACAGTAACTTCATAAAGAAGAATCTTAGATATGATCGCACTAAGCTTTCTGCTTGTTACTTTCGTTTTTAGCTTGTAAGATTTCCAAACGCCTGTTAAAGTGTCTAAGATGACAGAAACACCGATTAAAATAAGAATGCCACTAATAGGCAAAAAGAAGCTGCTAACAATTGCGAAAAGTTGCATAGAATAAGTTTGTAGTTTAGTTGTTAGCAATATTAACTGTGTTTTCATTGTTCAAGTTGTTCCACCAATTGGTAAGTTAGATAAATTATAAGAAAACAAGCAAGACATCGTAAGTGTAAAGCATTAGTCCAAAACAAACTAAACGCAGTTACATAACCGCTTAGAAAATACAATACTGCTAAAACTTTCGTGTGCATTAGATTTTAATTTGTGCAGGTCGGTTTACAAATCCTTCGTCTATTTGCTCAGACCATTCTGCCGAAGCCATAAGCGCTAAAGCTTCATCGTGAGTCATTACTTGAATGATTGCTACGCTTCCATCTAAAATAAAAGTTGGTTCCGTGTTCCACTTGATTACGAATTGCAATCCGTCTAATGATTTGCGTATCGTGTTTTCGTCAGTTTCTCCGATTTGCGAAAAGTCAATTAAAGGCAAGTCTGCTATTTTAATTGTTGCGTATGTTTCTGCTTGTCTATTCATTTTATTTATGTTGGTACATCCGTGCTAAAAGTCGTGAAGTTATTCATTGTTCCGTTGTTGCCTCCACTTCCGTTGTCCGTTAAAGTTGGAGAAGTATCACCGTCACCACAACGCCACCATCCAAGTGGTGAGTATGAAGTTAAATCTGTAGGCGCACCTCCGTTATAAATCGCAGTTGCATCTGAAGCACTTAAAGCAGTAGTAAATACCGCTACCTCATCCATAGAGCCATTAAAGAGCCATGTAGATTCATCTCCAGGACCACCAATCACTCTGAACTTATTTATATGAGCTGCATTGGCGTTTGTTTTTGCACCATCGTTATTAACGCCATTTACATATAGATTGCAAGTTGCACCTGTTCTTACAAATAATAAATGAGTCCAAGCTGATGTTTGATTGACCGTGGATAAAGTTGTAGCATTGTTAAAAATGAAAGCAACGCTTCCAAATTCTATCTTGGTAGTCTGCAATCTTACTAATCGGTCACTCCAAGCAGTTGTATGACCTAAAGGTTGTGCTATTGATGTGTTGTTTCTTTTAATCCAAAAGCTAACGCTTGATGTTGTGCCTAAATCAATGTTTGATGCTAATTCTACCGAATCGTCAACGCCATCCAAAGCTATTGACTTAGTGTTAGTGAAAGACGGAGTAACAGAAGTTCCTATATTAGTATCACCACTTGCGCTTGAAGCATATACTTTACCCCAATTAATTGTATTGTCTATTGCACCATCACCGTAGTCTATAGTGTTGTTTACTGATGCTTGTCCCCAATCGTTAGTTACTGCCATTTTGTTAAGTTGTTATGTCTCCGAATAAGTACCAAGTATCTGTTGCTACTTTTAATATTGTTGCAACTGCGTATTGCGCTGCAAGTTTCGTTTTTCCACCGCTTGAATTTACCGTTACGCCTGATGTTGGTGCTACGGTTACTTGACCTGCGCCACCTTGAATTAATTCTATTCGTGTTCCTATAGGAAAAGCAGTACCGCTATTTAATGGGATTCTTGCATCTATTGCACTTCCGTTTGTTAGCGTTACCGTTTTATGAGCATCCGTTAAAACAAGGTTATAAGTTGTTACCGTTTGTGCGTTGATCGTACTGTCTTTTAGTTGCGCACCGTTAATTTTCTTAGATACAAAACCTCCACTACCATCACTTTCTGCAATAGCAAATTCGTCTGTACTTGCTAAGTTGCTACTTTTTGCCGTTAGTTGGCTTATCCGTATTTCTGCCATAGTATTTTTTTAAATATAATTCTAAACGCTTAACGTTTTTTGCTTTTGGTTTGTATTTTATAATACCCATCCTGTAAAATTATTGTAAGTATTGGCATTCATATCTGCACCTGTGTTTGCGTTGTATTCGGGAAACAATGTACTATTCTGACAAATGTAATCTATAAATCGTTCTTTGTAATGGTCGTAAGTCTTTCGTTCACGTTCTGTTAAATAGTCTATTTCGTCTTTGCTTACTGTTTCGCTATTTTCTGCTCCTTTTTTGTATACGCCTTGATTACCAATAGTAATAGCTGCGAAAGGCAAATACTCCAACATTGAAGCGTGTATAAGGCAAGGTTTAATATAAGTCGTTAGAAGTGATAAATACGGATCTGCTAAAGTACCTGCAATTATTTCTGCTTGTATCTTTTCAAGAAGCTTCGTGCCTAACATACCTTGTATGTGTATGTCTTGTGCGATAGAAACGTACTGAATAAACTTGTCTACGTCTACATTACCGTTTACAGAAGTAAACTTTACTACATCGTTTCTTGATATTAAAAGTGCTTTTGCCATTTCTTATTGTCTTTTATTGCTTGGTAAAAAACCTCTGTTCTTCATATCTATAGGTCTTCTGTCTACTAAAACACTATTGTTTCTTATTGAATATCCGTATTTCCGTGCCTTTTCTATAGATACTGTTTTAGCTAAAGGTGACTTAACGTCTATACCTGTGCCTTCAAAACTTACATAGATTTGTTTTTTCCAATGATGATGGCAGTTACCGCCTCCTTTGTAAAGCCATATAGAATAAGTGTCTGCACCTCTTGGTCCCCATCCTGGATTAACTGCTTTCTTAGTCATATTAAGAACGTCTTTCTTACGATATATTTTGTTAGCGTTTACCATAGCATTACAAAACGGTCTTGTGTTGTCTTGTTTACCACCATCGTAAGTGTAGCGTGTCTTAAATTGAACACCGTCTACTATTTGGTCTTGTTCACTTTTGGCGTTTGGTCTTGCAGTACCTGTAGAAACAAGATTTACTAACTTGTCTTTAAAGCTAAGTTTTAATTCTGAAGATAGTAATTCGTTTTCTTTGTCGTCTAAGTCGTAGTCTACTTCGTATTCGTCAAGTAAAAGCCAATCTTCTTTAGGTTCTTCACCTAAGTCTATGAAGTCTTGTAAGTCCTTGTTTACTTCGCTTAGTTCTACACCTGTTTCTTCTTCAAGTTCTTCTGTTCCTACTTGTACACCGATTTCTACAAATTCAAGTGGTTTAAGTGTCTTAAAGTACAAGTTTAAGCTTATGCCGTTGTAAGCAAGTATTTCGTCAAACGCATCTGTTAGAAGTTCTTGCATTGGCTTAATGACCATATTATTGAATAGTGCAAAACTGTCTTTTAGTTCGTCTGAATTACTGCTAAAGCCATTACTTGAAGCAATACCGAATAATAAAGGTGAAGTAACGTTATGCGCTAACATTATCTTGCGTAAACATTCTTCGCTTAAGGTACTATATAAGTCGGGTGCATCGTTTACAGGCATAGCATCAACACTTGTCTTACTTTCTGCGTTGTTGTTAAATGCTACTATTAGCTTTTCGCCATACGTTCCTGTAAGTTGGTTAAGCACTTTGTTCTTTATCAAGTGTTGTTGTTCTTCGCTTGGTATTCCGTTGTTAAAGTTTACTACCGTTCTACCGCTAAAGCCGTTGTTTACTTCGTTGATTAAGTAAGCACTTATGTCTTCTTCTAAAGCACAGTAAGGTAAGCCACCTGTATAGTCTACAAGTGCGAAATATTTCATACCTACGCTATAAGGTTTTACCATTAGGATTTCTAATCCGTCTTTTGATTCGCCAAAAGCACTAATTCTTTTTGGTGGGTACTTTCTAACTTCTTGCCAATTGTCTGAATAGTAGTAAGCTTCGATTATGCCGTCAGAATTGCACTTTTCGGGACGTAATAACTGAACAGGCATGTGGTGAACGTTTACAATACGCTTACGATCTTTAGAATAAATTACCTGCATTGCACATTGTCCAAGCAGCTTTAAGTCTGTAACAAGTTGTCTTACGTCTTTCTTACCAAACAAAGCCATCATTTGCGCATATTCGTTTGGCTTTACTTGTGCATCTGTAGCGTTTAGACCTTTACCGTATACTAAGCGTGTTATGTTGTTTATAATAGCGTTATTCGTTGTGCTATTGGTGTACATATTGATAAGGTGACCATAATAATCGTTGGATTCACCGTATTCTACCCAATCGTTACGCTTACTTTCTGTAATAACAGGTGCTTCGTAAGTGCTTAATTCCAATAAGTGTATATTGTTACTCATAAATTATAAATTCGTTATTTGAAACGTTTGAAGTATATTCACCTTCGTTGACTGAATAGTTTACTACAGGCGTTTGGTTAGTGCAGAAGATTCTGTCTTTATGTACTGTCGTAGTTCCGTTTTTTAGTGTAAGCTTGTAGAAGTTGTTTTCTATAAGACTAAAAGTACCGTTTACAAATGTAGCGTTTATTGTGTCGTAGTAGTCACCGTTTGTAAAACTTGTAATTGTAATTTCTTTTTCTACACCTGTTGCTTCGTTTTCTACAAGTAGCTTATCGTAAGTTTGGCTTCTTGGTATGAAGCTAAAACTTTGCTCTGTTGCTATTGCTTGAAGTATTACCATACTATAATAACTAAAAAAGTGTAAATCTGTTTTCTTTTCGTGTTTTTGTAAATAGAAAAAGCAGCCCGAAAGCTGCTAAATCTACACTATGAAAAGGAAGAAACTTAAGAAGTTACAATTGCTGCATCTGCACCGCTTACTGTTGCAAAAGCAGTTTTTAAACCTGCTTCGTTTGATACATCAATAAAGTTTGCAGGAAGTTCTTCTTCTGCAGTAAACGTTAAAGAGTAACCGTTAAAGTCACCTAACGCTGCACCTGTAGAAATTTCACCTGCAGAAACGTCTGCACCTTGATCTAATCCCATTAAAAAGAATTGGTCAGTCATTGTTCTAACAACAATTCTAGGTCTACCGTAAGCAAGAAGCTTTACGTTTTTAGTAGTCGCTGCATCTTGTCTTTTAAGATTAGCTACTAAAGTTTGAGTAAAGAAAGTTGTACCGTTGTCTCTAGAAGAATTAATTGCAGTTGTAAAACTGTTTGCCGTAGACTTCAATTCGTATTTGTATAAGTTCAAAGAAACTGTATCGTCAATAGGTGTCCAAAAGTCTATAACGTCTTCTTGTCCTGTTGCAGTTTCGTATGAAACTGAATCTGAATTTAATTTGTCGTAATTGATAATATAGATAGCTTTAAGACCGCTTACGCTATCTTTACACTGCTCTATTCTACCGTTGCTAATATCACAAGCCATTTGTTTTTAGTTTTATGAACAAAAAAAAGGTAGGCAATCTTACCTACCTCTTTTATAGTTCTAGTTAATTATTATGCTCCGTAGTAAATTACGTCTGAAGCTACTCCGATTTGTGCACCTGCAGCCATTCTCATAACTACTCTTACGTTGTCTGAACCGTCATACTGAGAAACGTCAATTACTCTTGCTTCTTGTGTGTCTGACAATAAAGAAACACCGTAGTACAAGTTAGAAATTTGTGCAGCTAACATTCTGTCACTTGCAAGACCTTCTGCCATAAACAACTTAATACCGTCAAATGAAACACCTCCACCGTCTGCGTACCACATTGTTCCTCTGTTGTCTACACCGTTTGCACCTGTAGCAGCAAAGCCACCTAAAGCACGAACATAAGCAGCCATTACATTTCTTGAAACAAAGATTCTTGTGTCTTCGTAACCGTAGATGTTAGTCTGTGAATTAATTTTATCGACCACCTTTCCAAGCTCATCGATTACGTTTGCAGCAGTAACCGCAGCAGGAGCAATAATGTTTGCACCCGCAAGTTGTGCAGCAGCTAATACTGTGAAACCACCGTCAGTAAGTCCACCTGCAGCACCTGCAGCACCACTCCAAAGTGTAGTTTCCATTTCAGAAGCTACCTTTCCTGCAACATATCCTAAAAGATAGTCTTGGAAAGACTTAGGAAGATCAGAAAACTGAGAAGCACCCATTTCAAGTGATTGCCAAGTGTTGAAGAATTGTGACTTACACAATTGCATATTTACTTGCAGTTCGTTAGTTGTTAATACTTTTTCTGTTAGCGTAACAGTTGAACCTGCTGCGTCAAAGTCGCAAGTTGCGTTAGCTAATAAAGACGAAGTTGCTACGTTTTGTAGTACTTCTTTAAATTTTACATTTGGGAGTACTGTAACTCCTCCGTTGTCGATTGTAGACGGTGACAATAATGCCGCAGAAATATATTTCCCCGCAAATTGTCCCGAATAACTTGTAGTAATCGTAGGCTCTGCCATTTTTTTTTGTTTTTAGTTATTAATTATTTAAAAAATTGTTATTTACTTAGTTTTGCGAAAACTCTGTCCATTGTCGTTTGTGGTCTTTTTTGACCGTATGCGATTAGGTTCGTTTTTTGTTCGTTTTCGGGATTGTGCGTAATTGGTTTTGTAGATGGTTCGTTAGAAAGTTCTACTTCTTCTTTTACGTCTTCTTTATCTTCAGACA